TGAAGAATATGCCTTTTCCAGTTTCATCAACAGTACCAAGTGGGACTTGGAATGTTACAGAACCGTTTCTTGCAGATCCGATATCAAGAGATGTATTTTCCGATTCGAAGGTAGCACCTCTAACAACAATAGCGAATTGATCTGTATCTACCGAATTACCAGTACTTCCAGCAGTTACAATACTAAAGTCAAACTCAGTGTTCGATGTGCCGTTGAATAGATCAACAAGAGAACCTGTTGACATATCAGTGACATTAAAATCGAAGCTTACTGTTCCATCGATTGGTGTTTGCAATGGGCGAGCAAAAACGAATTGACTTCCTAGTCTTTCAAGGTTGTCACGAGCAACTGGAACGCTAACGGAAAACGAATTGATATTCGATTCTGTAATGTTAACACCCATGTTACCCGAAAGAGTATTGATGTTAAGTTTAATTCCACCTTGTTTGATGACCGCTGGCATTGTAGAACCTGCACCAGCAAAAGCTCCAGTGGAGTCTTGTGAGATTGCAGGAATATCATATTGCCACCCAGTAACCTTGTCTCCATTTTCTGGGAAAATTGCTGGAGAAATGTTGCCAGTACTATTAGAATTAACTACGTAATTAGAACCTTCAACAGAAACTGTAGATTCCATGAACCCACCAACACTTGCGCTAACTTCATAATTAGTTATGAAGCCATTCGACAAGCAAACTACAAAGTCCTCTGAATCGGCAGAGGTATCTCCATAAACGGACTTACCTTCTGGGACGAATTGTGCGAAATAGTTCTTGGAATCATTTGTAGAATCAAAGAATCCAGACAAGCAATTTCTCAAGCCACTTACATTTCCAGCAATAGTGGAAGTTTCAAGGGACACTGGAAATCCAAGAATAGCTTCGTTCAATCCATTATTAGTGAAATAAGTGAAATCGAAGGTTGGGGTAGGTGCAGAAGTAGCTAATTTGGCAAGAGTGGTAGCTTGTCCAAATTGATTAATGTTCTGAAGAGGGTTGTCGAAAGAGTCGGAGAACGACTGTACTCTGAATAGTGGTCTGATTTGGTTATCACCGCTTGATCCACTTAATAGATTGGTGTAACCGTAAAGACCATCTGCAAAGTGTCTGCCAGTTGCTGGCGAAGGGCCTACAAATAGGCCAGCACTTTCATATCTTGTTTGAATTCTTTTTGCCATAGTTTTAAAAAAGTTGGGTTATAATAGTTAATACATTTTATTTGCGAAATTGTGAATCATTTTCTTGGGAACCTATAAGCTATAATCGAAAATTCTGCATAGCCTATATTAAACTCTGAAAATTCATTATCTACACTATTTGTAGAGTTTATAGTCACCTTATCAATATAAGCTTTTTCATACCCACCGCTAAATGCTGCGTTGATATCATTGTAGCTATATTCTGGATCTTTTAAGTCACCCTTAAAGTCCCAAGGTATTTTTTCAAAGTCTCCTACCGAAAAGTAATTTTCCCTCAAATCTCTAAATATAGATAAAGCTCCATCCAAATCATAGTAATTATCAGTTAAAACTAAAGTCTGTAAGTTATAAGTTACTTCATCTAGGCCACCAAATGCGAGAGGCTCGCTAGAGCTATTTTTAGAACTGACTATAATGCATGGGGCATTTATTCTCAAATTATTAGATCCAGTTAAAAAGTTCAACGGGTCCTTGGACCTAAAAGCTTCTCTCAATAAAACCTGAGTTTCATTTTCTGGTTTAAAGTATACGTTAAAGTCCTTGTATGCGAATGCTCCCGACACTGGAGAGTCTCCAAAGTCTTCATGATAAGCGCCACCATTTAAAAAGTCTATAGACAATCCACTAGTACCTCTATTCACCTCTTCGCCATTTACATAAACTCCACTTGGGATTATAGCACCAGTAATTGAGTGATCATAAACCCACTGACCATAAGGACTATTTGAAAAGGTTAGTCCATTAATATTATTTTGATCGTTTGGGTAAAAAATTCCAGTAGTATTAGTAAAAGCCTGCCCCTTCTCTAAGAGCCTGTTTTCTAGATATAGAGTAAAATAAGACCCTAGCTTATGATCGTATTGCGGTATCATCTATTCCCCCCTCTAAGTTTTGTTTCAAAAATATCTCTTAATCTGTCTAGATACGAACTATCTCTTGGCTCACTCTCCCTGTTTATTGAGTTTTTAATCTGATAACCAAGCTCAGACCTACCAGCACCTGGCTTAAATAAGAATTTTTCAATACTTCCTAGCCCCTCCTGCAACGCTTGCACCCAAGTCTTTGCAGTCCACGGTAGACTCAATCGATCATCATTATAAATTTCTGGCCTTGATGGATATTGTATTTGAAACTTGTAAAATGCTCTATTTTTATCTCTAGTAGTGCTAGGCCTAGTATTCAGTTGAATTTTTTCTTCGAAAGATTCTTTTATATCTTGCACTGGATTTTGTGATGGCTCTAAGCCGAAGTAACCTCTTGTTTTATCATCAGACTGAACCATTTGTGACGACCTATCAGAGCCAACCTCCGACAAAAACTGCCTCTTAGATCTTTTGAAATCGGCAGACATTTTTTTTATTGCGCTAGACCTAGCCTTTCTTCCAGTTAAGGCTTTCGTAATTTTCTTATTTATCTGTGCCTTGAAGATTGCCATTAGTTAATTTTCTCTAGGAAGTAAGTGTAGAAGTTATTTTGCAGTAAGCCGTGTCTTCTTGGTTCTGAAATTAAATCATAAAACTCTTCATCCCAATAAACGTCCTTTGAGTCTTCTAAAAAATCTCTTCCCGTTATATCAGTTACTAGCTTAATTCTAGGGCTTGCTGCAACACTACCCTGATTTCCGTCTATTGGCTTAAATTCAGTACCTCTGTCTAGATAATATGCCCTAGCCAAAAACATTCCACTGGTTTGAGTTTCAACAGTTTTACTATTCTCAATGCTATTTTGATAATAAGAGTTATGAGCGCTACTCTCACTAATAACAGTAGTAGTACCTTTTTTGATAGCAAATAATTTGTTTTTACTAGCAAAAAAATTATGCAAACTCATCATTCCATCATTAACACTATCTTGCTGACTGTCGGTCAATACTATCATTAATACTTGAAGCCAGTTAAATTCTCTTGAGGGTCTCTTGGTCCAGACCTATTATGTTTATATAGATTTACTAAATCCGTAGACCTGCTATCCATATCTCTAGCAATTTTATATATCTCCACAGAGGAATCCTTACTCTTTTCAAAAGTAACTGAACTTTCGTCATCCTTTATAGAGACAATGTTTCCGCCACTAGAGCTTTTTATTAAGATATCCCTAGATAGATTTGTATAATACTCAACATAGTATAGAGACTTTAAGATGTCTTTTTCGTCTTGATGTAATAGAGGTGCATATTCTCCAGAATTTAAACTGTAGTTAGTAGAAATCTTATTGTTTAATTTCCCGACGTTGTATTCTAGCCAAAGGTTTATTCTATTTTGACTTGGTTCGCTAGGGAAATTTAACTCTTGATGAAGCTCATAAGCAACTCCTGTTAATTGGTACGTAGACATAACTATTATTACAGTTAAAAAACCCTACAAAGAAATTAAATCCCCTTCTTCAGAACTTCATCTAGCTTCTTTTGTTTGGTCTTAGTCAGCTTTTTTGATAAATCTTGATTCATCAATTGGCCAGTAGATTTTCTGAATGCAGCCAAGCATTTTTTTTCAAAAGTTTCTCTACCTTTCAAGGATCTGTTTGGCTTAATACCAAATTCTTCTAAACCATGCCTATATAGTTTTTCCATAGGCATCTTACTAATAAGAATTTTATAATCCAAAAACTGAGAAACACCTGCTACTGACTTTTTATTACCCAAAGCGCTTACCAAAGTATCACTGCCATTAATTTTTCCATTAATTTTTTCCATATTATTATATACAGGTGTAGCGTCCTTTTGGGAAAATTCTAAACTTAGGCACAAAAAAATCCCGCCATTTCTGACGGGATTAGTTTTGATTTTATTAGTTCTAGATCGCGATAGCGAAGAGGTTTCTTGGCTCAACGCTAAGATAACCTGCTTCAGTTGTTCCGTAGAATCCAACCTTACCTTCTCTGGCAACAAACTGGTTGTCAGGAAGAGCATTGAATGTCGAACCACTTTCACTGTCGTTGATTTCAACCTTAACAAGACCGTTAACATCAACAGATCTGTTGATACCAAGAACGATTTGCTCAGTAGCACCATTGAATTGTGCTGTACCAGTTCCTGCATTATCAGGATAAGCATTAGAACCTGCAAACGCATCGAAGATGGTATTGAAGTCCTGACCTACGCCCATTTCAACCATTTGGATGATGTTGCAACCATACAGGGTTGGGATACCAGCAGCACCATACACTTCGTTACGAAGCGAATCAGGAGCAGCAATGCCGTCCTCTGTGTTAGCAGGAGCGCCACCATCAGCAGCAACAGTATTCATTGGGTTATAAGCGATAGCGCGAATGTCTTCAACGATTTCAGGAGAAACTAGCAGATCAGTAATGCCACGAGCGCCCGAAGCGTTAGGAGTTCCGCCAAGAGCAGAAGTAACGATACGAGAAGCAAGAGTTTCAAGTCGGTTCAAGTCGGCAAGAACGAATCTGCCAGCTTGGTGCGAACGAGTAACGTGATACTGATCGTTAGTTTGAACATTAGCAACCGAATCAAGGATTGGCTGGATGCCTTGGCGCTTCATCTTGAAGCGAACTTCGTTGATCATCTTGCGAATACCATTTTCAGCGTGTTGAATACGTCCAGCCTTAAGATACTTACGATACATTGCGATAGCAGCTGTAACTACGAAAGTAGTGAAGGGGATGTCATCAGCACCAGTCAATTGGCTGTATGCAAGATCGCCTGGTTGGCTAGAGAATGTTACACGAACATAGTCTGGCTTATCGACGTTATAAAAATCATCGAGAGGAATAGTGCGAGGCTCAAACTCTCCAACGGAAATAGTATCATACAAAGAATCGATGATATTAGTTTCGTCAAGAACCTTTCTTGCAAGAGGGCCAACTAGGTTTGCGAAAACCTTCATTGCTTTTGCAGAAGTTTCCTCGTCACTCGAACCCATTGCCTTAATAAGGGCGATTTGTTCTGGTTTTTCTTTTAGTTTAATTTTCATTTTAGTAATAACTTATATTTTAGAGTGACAGTTGGATGAGAACATCAGACTGACGAGTGCCAGTGCTTGAGATAACTTTTCCGATTTGAAGAGCAGCGGCAGGAACAGCGCCTGTAACAACAACAGATGTATCAACAAGAGCAAATGTGCCAGCAGCTCCAGCCTTAAGACCAGAACCAGGAGCAGGAGTACCACCATTGACTTGATTTGCATCAATCCAAAATAGACCTTCTGTAGCAATTTGAACTGGCTTGCCAGAAGCAACGTAACCATTTTCGTCAGCCCAACGTTTGTTGAAGCCATCGACTTTATTCCCGTTAGCGTCTACAGTAGCAGTGCCTTCGAGGGTGATGCCAAGAACCTGAGCAGAAGTATCTCCTGCTGCGGCTTTAGCGACTGAATATGGAGCTACTTGCTGATTGCTGTAGATACCATCATAGGAACCTCCTACTGGGGATGAGCTGTAATAAGTGTCACTGTCAGGATCGTACGAAGAAACCTTAACGAGATGACCAGCCTGACCAGTGAAGTCCGTGCGGAACTCAGAAACGATCTTATGAGGAGGAACGTTGCGAGTTGGTTTTAGGATTAGGTCTTTATATGCCATAATTTATTTTTTTTATGTTTTTTTTATTTACCCGCAAGTTCGAATTCGAAGTTTTCAAATTCATCTTTAAGGGATTTGTATTCATGTTGAGAGTTAGTAACTTCTTCTGTTGCTGAATTGGAAGCTTCGGTGATTACCGCCTCTGCTTCTTCTTCCGCCGCAGCTTCTGCTACACACTCTTCGGTTTCTTCTGAATCGGACTCTTCTTGAGAGACTTCTTCACTAGCTTCTGCCTTTAAGTGACTTCCAGCTAAAATTTTAAATCTACTAAGCCAAGCGCCATACTGCTCTTCATCTATATTCTTGATTTCTTCAGCAACAACCTTCGCTACTTCGCCTTCAAGATTAAATTCAGAACTTAGAGCAGTCATTCTTTCGTCGAATACTCTTTGTTTTTCTTGCGCTTCAACTTTGTCTTTAATTTCAGAAAGTTCGGAGTCTTGAGCGGCCTTAGCTGCTTCAAGTTCTGCTATTTTCGTCTCCAACGTCGCACGAGCTTCTTCGGCCTGTACGATAAGTGCATCTTTTTCGGAGATGGAAGCTGCAAACTCTTCACTCTTCGCACGAATTTCGTCGGCGATAGCGGAAGCTTGAGCTTTATCAACTACGGAATCGAAATTCGCTTCCAAAGATGCAAGGGTAGTTACATTAACTTCATCACCAGAGGTAATAGAAGCTAGCGCATTTTTATAATCTGTAATATTTGAGATCTTCATTGCTTTATTTGGTTTTACATTTATTTTCACTGTTTGTGAATTTTTTTTATTATTATTTTTAATAATTTTAGACTCGGAAGTAATTATACCTTTAACATCAGCCGCAGGGTTCTTTACTATGCCAGCACCTAAAAATAATTTTTCTCCTTTTATCAGCCTATAGATAGGAGAACCATCATAGTCTCCATTTCCTCCATAGCACCTTAAGAAGGGTTTCATTTTTTCAATTTCTCTCTTATCAGAAACTATGTCACCCTCGGCAACATACTTTGATCCCTTTAAGATTTCAAAGTCATTGAAATATACTTCCCAAGACATAGAAGCCATTCCATATTCTTCGCTATCCTCTTCGGAAGCTTGAACTAAAAATTCAGCTAGGTCTGGGTTAACACTTTTCCAGATATATCCAGTGCCTCCAACTACGACTGGACCGTCGTAGTCTTTTAGGCTACTTTCCTCTATCATCTCCCTATCTTCAGAATACTTTCTGTAGAAAGGGCTAATCAGAGATCCTACGATCATATCTTCCTCGTGTTCTAAATTTAAATATTTATTAGGTACTTGCTTAGCAAGCTCAAGCGCTCCTTCTCTATCGACCAGATCTCCATTTTTATTTGCATTGTCTGAAACATACAAGTCCGCAGAAAGAAATAATAGGTCTGGATTTTTCTCAAAGTCACCTTCTGATACATTCAAAGTATCCTTTAAATTTTGTAAAGAAGCCTTCGATAGATTAGAAGTGGTTAGAGATACGACGTTTGCCTTAGAAAGGAAGGTACTTTTATATTTGAATTTGTCACTTAACGAAGAGCGCATATAGTTATATACATGGTAACACCAAACTTGAGAAGTTATTTGGAGTGATAAATCAACATACCCATAAAGTCGTCACTAAGCTCAAAATCATTACAAATGCTCTCAATCTGATTTTCGATATCTGTATTGCTCAATACAATTTTCTTTTCTATTACCTCTTCAATCGCTTTTTTCCAGTCCTTTATTTCATAATTCTTGGATATGTTGTAAGCTATAGACTTTGTAATTTCTTTCTGCTTTTCACTAACTTCTTCTATCCCGTATTTCTTAGCAAAGGAGCTATTGGTATCTTCCTTAAGACTATCATACTCTGACAATACATCTTTAAGGCTCTTGATTGAAAGCTGTTCAATGCTGCCGACTCTTCTTTGTCTTACTTCATTGAATCCAGAATCCTTACTTGGAGGCCTTCCGACTTGATTGGCAGAAGGCTCCTTATCATTATTTCCTGTGTCAGCATCCAAAGGATTATATTGACTATTGTTGAAAATTTGAGGGAAATATATATCTTCCTCTTTTTGCTTTTTAAACTTTCTTTGAGAAAGAATACTCTCATGAGAGTTCGGAAGCATTCCATTTTTAGTTGCTTCAAAAAGTTCCTCTGGAGTTAGGAATCCAAGCTCTGCCATTCTAGTATAAACTCTAAACATCTGGGCATCATCTTCTAGACTTACGGAAGAAAGCTTTACAGTTGGCTTGGCATTAAATCCCATCTTCTTGCAGACATCGCTAAGCTCATCTTCAAGCCATCTTTTAAATATGTTTTGACCTTTCTGAAGTCTTTCGCAAAATATTTTTACCTTAGTAACCGAATTAGAGAATGTTTCGTTTCCTCCAAATACAGTTTGCAAGCCTTCTCTAATATCTTCGTTGACTTGCTCATACTTAGCCTTCCCGATGATCTTATCAATATCTGGGATTACATATTCTGCTTTTGTAGTGTAATCGGCCACTAGTACTCGTTGAGCTTTCTTGTTCTCAAATAGAGTTTTCATATAAGCCATATGCTCAGGATTTGGAGGAAGTTCAGTTCCGTCTCTACCCTTAGCCCCTCCCATAGTAAGAAGAAGAAGCATACTGTCCAAAGAGCTAATAATCTGCCTATCAGCATTTTTCATTTCCATTTTTAGTTCGATATCATCCAGTACCCCGTAGAATAGAGGAACAGCAAAGTATTCGTAATCCTGCTTCTGGTAGAAGATAGAATCAACATTCTCTAAAGCTACCCGTAAAGTTTCTTGAGAGCTGCCATAGTTTTCACTATAATTTTGTATTTGAACTTGTATGTCTTTGTCTAAGTTGTTGAAAATAGCCTTCTCAGTTGGAGTCTTTGGATTTTTAAGTCTCTGTATTTCGTAAGGGCTAAGTATCTTGTATACTGCAGAGTCATATGTTACTCCACCTTCAAGGGCTACTTGAGCTGGGTTAAGAACTGTATACTTTACTGGTATATTGACACTGCCGCTTTTAACATCTCTTAAGCTGGTAATATCTTTCTTATCTACCTTCCCACCTATTTTATAAATAAAAAGGTTACAAGATCTGTAAAGCTCTCTATAGAATTGTTCAGAGAATCCCTGCATATTGACGGCTTCTAGCCATCCTTTGCAAAATGCTTTTGCAGAGCTATTTTTATCGCTGATTTGAATCTCTGAAACGGAGAACTCTACCATAGTTTCTATAGTATTTCTAAACAGCTGAAATTCTTCCCAAGCCTTTTGGCACAAGTATACAACCTCTTGAATGCCAATATACCCATCTGAGTGTCTACGATAAATAGTCCCTCTACCTATTAGATTTGGAAATCTTGCCGCCAACTCGCTGTCAACGCCCAAAGCACTATCAAAAGTTCTTCCTAGAAAGCCGCTCCTGCTGTTGCCTCCTCCTACCATCCCAATACTCTTTTCGATATTCTCTCTGCTAGAGAAGACATCGTTATAAGTTAATTCTGGCTGTTGAGTAGAAGCTTCCGCTTCTTTCTGAGCATAGTATGCTTTTCTATCTTTATGATATAGAGAATTTGAGTTGTACTTCTTTTTTGCCATTTGGTAGATATTACATTTAATGTGACTTTATGTGAAAGATTAGAACATCATAGGAGGAACCCAAGTAGATACCTCTTCTTCGTCCGTTTCGTTAAGTAATTGATAGCATTTTCTGCCCCAATTTGCAAGTAAAAGTGACGAATAGCTATCCTTCCTTGGCTTATCTGGCGTATTCATCTTTCTCATTGTTGTTGGCAAATCAAAAGTTTGATGCCCTTGAGCAGACGCAATCATTTTAACATTTGCGCATTCTGTTTTGGATTGTGATATTAATCTGACTTGATGTTCAACGAAATCATACTGCTTTTTTTTCAACCAATCTTCTTCATTGAAGTTGTCCTCATTTTCCTGTCCATATATATAATATATTTTATCCATAGGAATATCCTTTTTCCTTACCATGCTCTCAAATTCGCTGTCAATAGGAGCAGATGCAAAGAATAACTTTCCCCTGTCAAAGCACATTTGCATATACTCATTAGCCTCTCTAATCCATCCAGTATTAAAGTTTTGAATATGCACAATCTTTCTAGAACCTAAATCATAAGAGTACTTACTATTTCTGACATCTTTTTCCGAATCAAACTTAGCTTCGAAGTCTTCCAGTTTTAAATTCCTCTCTTTAAATAAAGAGGAATTATTCCAAGTATCTAAAGATTGTCTAGCGCCAGCGAAATCCATACAAATATATTCGATATTAAAATGGGTGATCAAATAAATTATATAATTAATAATATTTTCTGCCTCAAGTCCTGCGACCGCATAGTTATGTACCAAAGTCCCTTTATTCTCCTTACCTCTTTCCACTTTAAGCAAAGACATTGCATAGTTGTCACTAGTTTCTGAATTGCTAAAATTAGGGTCAATCCCAAGAATATAAAAATACTTAGAAGGGTCATCTCCCTTTATCTCAACATGAGGATATTCTCCTGGCTCCAAAGTTCTCTTCGCCATGACAGACATCTTGAAATAAGATGCTGAGTCTGGAGAGAACTGAGCTTCATACTCTCTTCTAAATGAATCCTCAGACATTGACTCCTGTTCCCTTAATACAAATGTCTTCGACAATAATTCTGGTGGATGCGCTTCCCAACCCAAGTTGACAATACCGTATGTAATCTCCCCTTCTTCTCTATCTATATTTGGGCTTAGAATCTTATCCCTATAACTTTCAAATCTTTTATAGAATGACTCAAATTCATAACAAGCAGAAGATAGCATTATCATCTTATTATTAGGGAATTTACGTCTCTCGCTATCTTTCATTTTCCCGCTTTTCACCAACTTATCCTCTATCTTTTTGGTTTCAACTCTCTCCGAAATATTCGCATTGACAATCATCATCGGCCCAATAACCTCATCAATGATGTTTTGAGGAATAGCAAAAGCCTCATCGAGGATAATTACTTGCGCTCTAGCTCCACGAATCTTCTTACCATCACCCAATGCCATAGCAAAAATTTCTGACTCTGGACCAAATATACCAGTTCCAATTTTTATGGAATATCTATCTGGATCTCTCTTATAACTCTTGTCGGTTAGAAATTGTCGCAGTAAGAAAGCATTAGGCTTTTTGGATATATCCATTATGTAATTCAATAGAGTCTTAGCCTGCCTTAAGGTAGGACCCAGTACTAGAATCTTAATCCCAGGATGAGTAATGGCATATATTAGGGCAAATACTGCTGTAGTAAAGGTTTTGGCTCCACCTCTAGCACTTACATCTAAGGTGAAGTCTCTCTTGGCTAAGACAGCCATTTTGGCTATTTGAAAGCTAAATAGATTCTCTCCACCAGTAAGCATATTGTAAAGTAGACCTGGTTTTGATGCTAAGAGCCTTGCAACCATATCAGAAGCTTCAGCTTCAGTTAGGTCTCCTTCGACCTTAAGCATCTCGTCTATTACGTCGGGGGCTTCTAGCCCAAAGTTTCCTTTTTCAATCATTTTATTTTTTTAGTATCTAAAAGATACTGTAGGTCATACATTTTTGCCTTTTCACCTATTAAGCCTATCTTCTTGATTAAGTATTCACTTTGGTCTCTGCCACCAGAAAAAACAAACTGTACGTTATCATAAGTCTGCAGCATCTTTCTAATTCTATGAAAAATAAATTTAGATGTTGATTTAGAGTATCTCTTATTGAAGTTGTAACCAGTAGCTTTACTATAAGCATAATCGATCATAACTATGACATATGCTCCAGAATCTTTAGCTCTTTCAATTTCTCTACAGAATCTATCATAGCCTTTAGACATTGTACCCCACAAATCTGTAATAGACTTCCTTTCGAAGAATATATTACAAAAGTAGGGTTCATTTATAAATCCATAATCTCCAAAATCAAACTTATGCTTTATAGTTTTAATTCCCTTGAAATCTAATCTATCCTTCTCTCTTGTATCGATTCCTATGATAGCTTCGTCCAGATTATCAAATTTATAATCTACTTCCTCATAAATGAATCTTTGTTTTAGGTTTAAGCCTTCCCATACGATATCCTCCTTGATATAAGGATATGCATTTATTGATGGAACTTCTTTTAAGCTTCTGCTCTCCACTTGAGATGGTACGAACTGCAGCTCGTCCTTTTCTTTTCTAAATTTAAATCTATTTTTTATAAAATTCAAAGAAGTTTCTTTATCTTGAATCTTGAGCCATTTACTCATATTTCTCTTATCATTAAAATATGTAGACAAATAACTGGCCCTATCTTTATACTTTATAACCTCATTAGAATATAAATCATATCGTGGTTCAAATTTTTCAAAGTATTCCGCCATCAAGATCTTCTCTCTGCGCAAATACTTTTTAAACTCTGCTTCTGTTTTAAACTCTGAGTATCTCATTATTGATTAATAATTTCAGATTTAGTTATGCCCAATATTCTAGATACATATTCATCCATATCATCTAAACTATCTATGTCTTTAGATAGAACTTCGTCCTTTCTCTTTTGCATCTTTAGAATTTGCTTTCTCTCCTTTTCTTTCATAAACTTTTCAATAATCGAAAGAATTGTAACATTGTCTGGAGACTTGTCCTTTAACCTTTGCGTTCTAGTTCCCTCCAAACTTTTTTGAAGCTTCTCTATTCGACCCATACACTTGTCCCTATTCTGTATCTGCTTGTCAATACTCTCAACTAAGGTATATTGGATCTTGTCATCATTACGCATCGAAACCTCCATCATTTCTTTAAGTTCCATTTGATGGTTTTTGATTTGATCTAAGTGAACTCTCTCGCCTGCCAAGTCAATATACTGGGATATTTCTCCAGATGTAAGATCCTCCTTGTCCCAAGTATCGCATATAAAGCTTTCCAAGAATCTCTCCCTTTCTATCTCCTCCTTAAAGTTTTCCATAGTATGTCTAACGCCCACTCTTTTTAAGTTGACGCACAAACCTTCTATGGACTCAATTTGATGATCTTTAAGTTTTTTCTCTTCAAGCTTAGCTCCAGTGAATTTATTGATAATCATCAAAGCTGAAGATACACTGTCAGGGTTCTGAAATTTAGCCTGCTTACCCTGTTTGTTGGCAGATGCCCCAATTTCATTTAAAAACCTCGCTATGGCTACTCCTGGCCTGCTAAAAGCTACCCTACGCAGTTCAATGTCTCTAAGTTCTTCAAAAAGCTCTAGAGCAAGCTCAGTGGTTGACATTTTCTCGAAATTAAATCTAAGAAATTCTTTTTGTTTGTCAGTTAATTGAAAGGCTTCGTATTCTGCACTGTTGACGCTTCTAACCTGCGGCTTTACGTTCAAGTCTTCTGACAAAAACTTTTTTACAGCCATACCTTCCAAAGATCTTCCATCCTTTCCCTTATCCCCAGTTATAGAAATTGTAATACTTTTAACATCGTATTCAAGCTCCTCTGCATTTTTCTTAATCCATTCCTTCTGAGAGTCTGTTAATGTAAATTTATTTTTCATACAAAATCGTAGTCTTCATTGGTTAAAAGTTCTTTTGCTATTTCTTTAATTATTTTTCTATGTAAAGATAGGTTCCTATATCCTGGATTTCTATTTCTCTCGCTAGTAGTATATCCTAGCTTTCTTGATATATCGTTATCATCTTTTTTTTGTAGATAAGTCATGTCAAATATCTTTAATGTAGTAGAAGTCATCTTATACTTTTCATTTTTAATGCGATCAAGTATCTCCAATCTAATTGAAGACAGAAACTTTTCGTAATCTATATTTGAGTCTTCGACTTTAGATATCTCCAAAAAATCAGAGTCAATATCGGTTGCAGTCTTTATTTCATAAGCACTTTTCTTGCCTTTTGTCCATTGATTGAACTTACTGCACTCAACAGACTGAGTCTTACTCTCTGTGAATCCACATGAATCACCACCATTGTTAAAAAAACAATCAGAGCAAGGTTTACTATGATTGGTAAATAGATTCCTCTTCTTGTTAATAAGTTGGTTATGAATAACTCTAGAACACCAAGGATCAAAAGGTTCGGATTGCTTCCATTGCTGGAATTTAAGATAAATGTGAAGTTTCACATCTTGCTTAAAGTCTTCAAATTCATAGTGTCTAATTACATCAAGATTCCACTTGTTTCTATATCTAATTAGTAATTTTTCTATATTAGGCTCAACGTCTTCAAAAATCATCATTACGCTTCGTCAATTGAATTCCGTTTCATTCTGACTCTTAGCTCATCAATGTTTGCAAAGGACGTTTTTCTACTTACTTTTTTTGGCTCGCCACTTTCGTTGGAACCTATAACGTTTTCGATTTTTAGAACAGAATCATCTTCATTCGAAAAATCAAAGTCTAGGCTTGATAGAGAAAACTCATCTATTTCATCAGCCTCCTCGAACACTTCTTTCTTTATAGTTTTAACGCCAAATGCGTTTCCGCATTCAGCACAAAATTTAGGGTAGGAACCATTAGATGGCTTTACCTTTGAACCGCAGTCTGTACAAAATTTCATATATTATATATATGCTTTTTTATTTAAAAAAACAATTTTTAAAATTAAAGCAGATTATTTTCTACCTAAAGGCAGAGCCTTTGAATTGAGCAGAGTCTTAACTACTATCAAATAACTGCCTATTAACGACCTGGCAGATTGTTGTTATCTAATGGAAGTGTACCAAACATCCAAATAAATCCAGCAACTAATGTTCCAATTATTGCTGTCGTTATAGTCCATACGACAGATCGAATGGTCTTCGTTGTATCTTCAACGTGAGATAGGTCTCTCTCAATTAGCCTCAATCGGTCATCCTGGTGAACCATTCTCTTAAGAATAATTTTAGTAGAGTCGTCCAAAGAAGATATTCTCTCTTCAGCACGAGCTATAGATACAATAGCTTCCGCTACTTTGTCTATCTTCTCTTCAATGCGGTCTAATCGATTGTTTTCGTTTATATTCATGCAATATGTATGTAGTGTGTATTACACTAATTTTACATTAAATAGCTTTTTTTAAATAATCTTTTAATAAAAACATTCTATCTTTATTATAGGGATTTTTAGAGTCTATGGCACATTCAAGTACCACCTCAGCCTCTTCAGTTCTTCTTAACATAAAATTTTTAGTGTTTTCTAAAAAATATAAAATCTCTTTTGAATGTAAAACTAAAGTATCCTTAACTGGCTTTCCTAGGTGACCGCATAAGAAGTGTGAAATTTCCTTAGATTTAAAAACCACCTGTGGATAGTATCTTTCTCCCACTTGCAATATCTTGAAAGATCCGAACCAGTCAAATATAGCTGCCAAATATTTTATATCTACATCTGGTTGAATTGCTGGGATAAGCATATTTTCCATACAGGATTGGTGATACTCTTTATATTTGAAGACTGGCGAATGTTCTTTGTTTAAATTGATATCTACAACGCAATCGTTGCCTTGTATCTCTAAATCGAATGCGCTTGCAACTTCATTGCATCCGCAAATAATACCATTACATCCATCCACCTTCCCATTAAAGTCTATTAGGGCGGATAAGTAGCTCATTTATCTAGATACCTCTTCCCAGTCCAGAGATCCAAAAATATCTGCACTACCAGTATCAGAAGAGCATACTAAAGCTAGTTCGTAATTAGTTCCATTGAAAGAATCTCTCTCTAATTGGAACTTGAATAAAGCGTTTTTTAGAAGATCCACCGAATTTGAACCTTGGTTAGATCCTTGAGTATACCCAGCGGCCAGTATTCTGCCGCCAGTGACTGCAGTTGCGTCGAGCTTATATTCGACAGAGCTGTCAGCTCCTGATGAAATCCAGGTTCCCGTTCCACCAGAGGAAACAGTGGAAGCTACCAGCTCCCATCTGTAGTTTACATTGCCAGCAGTGGGCAATATAGACACAGCCGTCAATATGACTACAGCGTCTTGCCTATTAGCCTTTAGCCTTAAAGTTACTACTGGAGTTCTCGTTCCAGCAGTACCTAGGACCTTAGGGGCCACTATCGACGTACCAACAGCTTTCTGTAGACCATTTAGCTTATAACCGCCCTCAGAAATCACAGTAGAACATATCTGCTTTAAAGTGCTACCGCTAGAAGTTGCGGTTTTATTTGTTATTTCGTATCTTAGCGGCAAAGATGCCGTGGTGATATACGTTTGGGCAATTAAATTAGCGTGGTGAAATTTGTGGCAAATAATAAATTTACCGTCAATAACGAAACCCATTCTCACTGTTCCAATTCCAAGCCACTCTATATCAGCCCATAAGATTTGACCTTTGGATGCATCTAAAGTAATTCCAGATTTTCCAGTTCCATCTAATTTGTCTGTGTTCCAATTTTCTTGAGTTATGATGTTTTCATCTACAAAGCCTTCGGTAAAATGCCTTTCAACAAAACTGACGATGGAATCGTCCTTTTGAAAATAAAATCCATTTTCTTCTCCAAAATACCCGACTCTTTCTCTCAAACCCTCTTTAGCTGGATTCATTACAAATGTAGTCATCACCAACAAGCTTTTCCCTGGCTGATATGAGAAAACTCTAGTTGTTTCCCTAAGTACTTGGGAACCAGACGTATTATCAACGTTGAGATCCACAAGCCCTTGGTTCGGGTTAAAAACGCCAGAACTATTGGGTCCAGAATGGAATTCCGCCCATAAATTGTTGTCAGAATATCTATGGCTAGAATCGAAAAGAGTTAAAGGCTCAGACACTCTTAATCTATTGAATGCATCTATATGCGATTCTCCAGCCGAATTAGCAAGAGAGAAGTCCTCAGTGATTAAGGGTCTGTAAGCTCCACTTGCTTGATCTAATATATGCGGAATGTTTCCAGCCTGATGGGAAAGCTCGAACATACTGCTAACCGCATTGAATTCTGTTTTCGGCATAGTATTTATATACACCAATTAAGAAAAATAGAGCAAAAACTAGTCGTCCTGCTCTAGAACGAGCTTAAAAGAATCTTGCTGTAATAAAAATCCACCAGCCTCTATTAGTAGGAAGTCGTTTATTCCAGGACTTGGTACATCACCAAAGAAACTTCCAAAATTTATAGGCCTAAAACCAGCATCAACAGGTTCTATCACTTGGCCGCCGAAACCATCAAGCTTTCGATTGTATTCCTGCATCGCATAGATATACATGTGGTAATTTTGAGGAGTACCAGTCGGATATAAAGGGAAAAAGTCCAATATCCCTGATACGAAATTACCAGAAGTAAATACTTCAAGCGTTTGAGAAGAATGTATGTCGTGTCGTATAGTATGCAGAGTGTCCATCTATAGTAGATTTACACTGAAAAAAGCCTTTATACGAATTTAAGAATAAGTTTTGATTATTGCTAATACGACTCTATTCGAAGATATGCCCTTTCTGTACTTTTCGCACCCGCCATTTGGGCTTATAACTAACATACCTTCAGTTGGCGTATGATTCTTGTAAAGGATGTAATCCCCCTTATTTGCGTATATTGTTTTTTCGCTGGCAACTTCATGCTGCATATTTCCATTGTCACACAATATCTTGACAGCTTCTGTTTCTGGAGAGGCGAAAATAGAGAAGGGTAGTAGTAAAAAGAGTAGTAACTTGTTCATACTTCATGATACTAAATGGGAGTACCTAAAAGAATACGGTGAATCACGTATTTTTTCACCTTTGTTACTGTATTAACTTGACAAACGGCCCTTTCAACCTATTATGATGTGAATAGTTAAGGGACTGAGTGACTAAATAACATCATTCCAATTAATTAAAAAAAACATTTGACATCAAAACAAAAAAATATAACTTTCAAAATATAAATTTATGTAGGCGGTATTCGGTCGGGCCTTTACGAATATCGAAAAGAGAGAGAGACTCGTTCCTACACCCATTTATGCTCCGATAGCTCAGCTGGATAGAGCAACGGTTTTCTAAACCGTGGGTCGCAGGTTCAAGTCCTGCTCGGAGTACCAATTTAAAAACATTCAAAATAGGACGCATAGCTTAATGGTTAAAGCAGCGGATTCATAATCCGTTGAGTCTGGGTTCAAGTCCCAGTGGGTCCACCAATTTAAAAAATATGAAACTAGCAACAGCATCATGGTGCGCTCCATGTAAAACATTAAAAGCCAGAATCGAGAGTTCTGACCTGAAAGTTGAATTCAAAGATATGGATGTTGATCCCAATTTCTTTATGCAGCACGGAATTAGGTCTGTACCTAGCTTGGTTACAGATACTGGAGAAGTTATTTTTGGTGCAGACGAAATCGCAGAGAAGCTAGGCCTATGAAAGTAAAATTAAATCCAGACGAAGTAACTGTATGTCAAATCATTGGCAGGATGAGATCTCTTATTGCCAGAAGTGCTGGCGTAAAGGACGCAAAGATGGGAGATCAGGATGGCTCCGAAGCTGACGTTATGGGACTTATGGCAGAGTACGCCTTCTCCAAGCATTTTAACACATTTCCAGACCTTGGTCTCACGCCAAGAAGTGGCAGTGAGGATGGCACTTATAAGGGGTATAGGTATGACATTAAGTCTACCAAATATAAGAACGGAAAACTGCTTTCAACCCTAAAGGTTAATGACGACGTAGATATGTATGTCCTTGCCACCGTCGAAGACAGCACTGTAACATTTCCAGGTTGGGCCTTTAAAAAGGACCTAATCAAAAAAGAAAATATTAAAAATCTTGGTCATGGCGAAGGCTATTGTCTAGAACAAGGTCAATTGAGAAAATTTAAAGATTGACATTTGAAAAATAAGTGAAATAATAACAAATTATGAATATAGATATAATCGCAGGTCTCCTGCACGAAGAAGCGTTAATCCTAACGGGTTTGGACGAATGCGTCCTAGGTCACGATGATGAGGGAGTTTTAATTTACTCATATAAGAAAATGTATGAGCATTTTAGTGAACAAATGAGTAGCGAAGAAGCCGTAGAGTGGATTGACTACAATGTAATGGGAGTTCAGGTAAATGGGAAGGGATTTATCGTATGCTACGACCTAGAATAATTGGCATCGCTGGCTTTGCCAGATCGGGCAAAGACACAGCCGCAAAAATCTTGCAGCAGAAATTTCTTCAGAACTGGGGAGAAGAAATGAAAATAATCTCCTTCGCCAAGCCACTGAAAGAAGATTGCGAACCCTTTTTCCAAAAACACTTTGGCATTTCGGCCTTCACCGAAATTTCACTGGAAAAAGAACTCATTCGCCCCATGCTAGTAGAATATGGCCAAGCCATGAAGAAGAAGTTCGGCGACACCATATGGATGGACAAGGCTATCGCCGCTGTAGGCACTCGCGGCATTGTACCAGATGTTAGGTTTCCAATTGAAATTGATGCCATAAAAGGCATGGGTGGGACTATTGTTTATGTGGACAAAATTGGAGTGGCTGCAGCAAATGAGTTAGAGGAGAGGCATGATAAGGTCTTGAGGGATAAGGCCGATTATGTCATTCGATGGCCCCATTATGGGGACGTTCAGAGCTGCGAGGTTGATGTGGAGGGGTTTATGGAAAATTTCCCTGGGAGAAAATAGAGGGTCGGGTTTTTTTGAGATTCCATATGAGAGGTCAATTCAATAGCGGGGTATAAAAGTCATTTTTCCCGTTTCGTAGCCTACAAGTTGGGTCCCCCACCGCTAAAAAAAAAATTATTTTTTTCTCGCAAAGCGCAAAAAGGGGGGGTAACGCTAATTACCCCCCGTTAGTTTATTCCGCGATGTGCCAGTTGCTTTGCTGAATATCTTGTGCCTCATCGTCTAGCTTTAATCCCGTGAGGAATATAATTGTTGCGATGAGTGCGACGAGAATTACTGCGAAGATGTCGAATGCTTTCATGACAGTTTAACGATCCCTTCTATCATGTCTTGCAGTTCCGATCCCTTGATCGTGCAATCGACATCCTCACCTGCATTGTTAGTGCCGATGATCAAGACCTTTCCCATTAGAGGCTCTGGGTAGATCTCATCGTTGAACATCGTGCCATACTCAGTGCCGTTGATCAGACCTTCGTCATCGACGTAGGCAACGTGCTTGCCATCTGGGAAGCGAACGCAAGTGAAGCATCGGCATCCGATCTTGCGCTGGATGTCCTCGAAGCCATCAACTTCTGTTGGCATGATTGAGGATGTTTGTGGGTCGAGTAGTATAGCTTTAGTCTTCATAGGTTTGATAAGGTAAGGTTGTTTGAGCTGAATTGCTCCCCTACAGACATGAAGGTATACCAACGGATAGGGTCGTCAATGGCTAAATGAAGAAAAACGAATCTTTTTTTCATGCCATAGGCGAGCAGCGTTGCCTTGATATCAAGGTAACATAGTGAACAAGTGATCAGTTTCTAACGATCAGTATGATCACGATTATAAAGGCTAGTATCAGCATGTGCGTATATATATATTTGAGAGTATTTGAAAGGAAAAGAGGACGCCGACTATTTCGACGTCCTCGGATATTCCTAATCGTTTGCTTTATGCCATTTGCTTTCTTGGATTTGTCTTGCTTGGTCGTCGAGTTTTAATCCAACGAATGCCGCATACCCGATTAAGCAACCTAGCATTAGGATTGCAATCAATTCAAACACTTTCATTGATCAATTCCTTTCCTTTTTGCTTTAGGCTTACAAGTCCGCTTTCCTTTACAGTGATGCAAAGTGGCTTTTGGCTTGGTTTGATTTTTGGCAACATTTGCTTGGCAACATTTGCCGCAACTTTTACACCATCAACTAGGTAAAACACTTTGAGAGATTGCCCCAAGTAAAGTCTCAAATAGCGGTTGCCCTTGTGGGTGATTGCGTAGGGGTAAGATTCCCATTCGCCCCAAGGCAGTGATCCAACTTCCTTTCCGCTTTCCTTAACTTCTTTTTGATTGCGGAACTCAATACCAGTGCGGACAGTGCAAAGAATTACCTTTGTAATGTCATGCTGTGCATAGGCTTTGAGTGGCTTCTTTTTAGAGACGATCCGAGCAATGGCAAAAGAGCCTTTGCGAAGTGTTTGTAGTGCATTCAGTTTATTCATGTGCTATAAGGTCGAGTTGTTTGAGCTGAATTGCCCCCCGACATCCATGACAGTAGGGCAATGAATATATGCGTCAAGTGCATAAATAAATCTTTTTAAAAAAAAATCATAGCATATATATGGTATGAAAAGGTCCGATCACGCTATAAGTTGATGCAAAGTAGAAGTATAAAGATGATGATGAATATCATTTTGTTTGGCTATTATTGAGTTATTATTGAGTTATTATTGAGTTATTATTGAGTTATTATTTAAACGATCTGATGTATTTGGAAGAAAAGGAGCGATCAGATATTAAGTCCAGTCGCGCCTATGTCTCATCTTTAGACACTTGCCACGCCAAAGATGTTTTCTCGACCATAATAGGATAGCAGGTCGGTGATCTTTTGTGGCATCGGAAGCTCCTTCCACTGATCTGCACTTAAACCAGTGTATGAGTAGATCGAATCAAACTCGACCCAATCGAACTCTGAAAAGACATCGATGTCGCTATCGAAGAAGCAGTGGTCGAAGGCAGTGAATTCGCCTTTCGAGCCGTTCCACTCGACGCCATAAACAAACTTGGTTTTACTCCCAAGAACTTGCCATGCGACGCCATATTCCTTTAAGGAGATGTCGATTGAAACGTCTTGTCCCTCGAAACTGCTTTCTCCGAAGGTGCTGATTAGATGGTCGTATGTGAATGACATGGTATAAAAGCGATTAAGGAAATCGCGACCTTTAGGTTGAAATGGCAACAGCGCCATGCCACAAATAGAATAGAATAGAATAGCGATTGCAAGTCAAAATTGAGAAAAACGCGCACCAGATACGCAATAATTCTAGAATGATTCCAAATAAGATTCGCTAATAGTAGATGTTTTAGACGGGTGATCGATGTAATAAGATACCAGGGTAATCGATGCAATATGGTGATAGGTCAATGTCAGCATAATCATATTATTTGGCTTAAATTATTTCTAATATTTGGCTTAGTTTATTTCTAATATTTGGCTTAGTTTATTTACGATATTTGATTCCGAATTATTAAGCCAAAAAAAAGGGACTCCCGAAAGAGTCCCTTTGAATTTATGCTACTAGTTCGGCCAGCTTGTCCGTATCGATCGATAAGACGCCTTTGGCGCGGTTTTCATCACTTGAAACACCATTGGTATTCCTATAAGACTTGAAGTGATTCTCGTACTCCGTGACAGCGTTGAACAAGTCCCACGAATTTTCTCCACGGTTCCCTTTCCCGCTTACGAACAATTCACGAATCTCCTCACGAATGTTTTCCGAACGCTTGGAATCGCCTTTGACAATTCTCTCTAAACGTTCGTCAACTTCGGGAGCAGACAAACGGATTGCTTTCAAGTCTTCGGCAAGTTGGATGTAGTGTTGTTTCATCCCGCTGAATCCATCCAAAGCAAATTGGATGCGTTCGTTGGAAAGGCCTTGCCAGTTCGCTGTAAAGCGTGTGACAGCAGTCCCTTCACTTTTCCATCCCATCATCCCGTTGGAACAAATCTGTACTAGCATTTGTAAGCCGAACTTGTCGGAACAGGAACTATTCAAACTCCCGAATCTACTGATTCGGCATTCAGTCGATCGACCGCCAAGGTCAACCGTTCCGAATGGCATTGATATGTTATAGAGCGTGCCTTCTGCTCCGTGACTTGACCGCATAAGGTTAACCGAAGGGTCAAACTCAGTCTGCATCCCGTTTGACAACTTAACGAACGGGTCGAGCAATTGCTCGAACGTAGGAACAGCACGATCATTTCCAACCGTTGCCGAATACTCTCCATTAATGCGAACTTCTTTGAACTCTACGTTCAAAGCGTGTTCAGTGATGTCGAGTGCGAGTACTTCTTGTGCATTTACTTTTTTCATATATATGTTTATGTGTGGTTAGTTTTTAGTTTTCGGGATTTCCAATAATGAATTCTAGTTTTCAAAAAGCAGTTTCGGGCGATTGCTAGAATCCCGCTCCCGACTTACTTTTTAAACGTTCACACTGCTCACCCATCAAAGGCCGATCAAAGCCAGAGTGGAAAAGTAGGAAAATGTCAAAGAACAGGCTATAAACAAAGGCATTTGAAAAGGCCTGTCAATGGCATAAACAAATCTTTTTAAAAAAAACGCGTACCAGATACGCAATAATTCTAGAATGATTCTAAATAAGTTTTACTAATAGTGGATAAATTGACAGCACATACCAAGGGGATTCACTAGCCTTAGCCTACCCATATTATTTGCCCAGATTGCGGCCACTCTTATTAAGCTTATTTCAGACTATTATTTGGCTCAGATTATTTGTTCTATTTGATCTACTTTATTTAAATCTATTTGGAGTATCTGGACACAAAAAATCTCCTGCCATATTTCAGACAGGAGATGAATTGGTTGGCTTTCTGGTCTTATCCGTAAGAGATGAATCCCTCTGGAAGAGTCGCCGCACCGATAGGCTCTTCCCATCGCGCTTCCCAAGCTTCCCAAGCGCGTTCAAATGCCTTAAGAACGTCTGAATCGGCATTAGCCTTCCAACTCCAGTCCGCTACAGTCTCACAGGCATCGTTGCCAAGGATTACGAAAGCGGTGATCAGATGCCCTTCTTTCTCAAAGGTTAATGCACCCTCTTCACATGAGCATGCCCATTCAGCCGAAGCTGTTGGATGATCATGCTTTCGGACTGAACCAGTTCCATCGGTTGAACTGATTAGACTGAAACCCTCTTTCTTCTGAAAGCGGATGAATGAGCGAACGATTTGTATGTAGTTTTTCATATGTATATGTGTGTGTGGTTTATGTGTGCGCATCGTGCGCGGGTTAAAAGAACAGCCAGCATTTTCAGCCGATCTCAAAACGGTGTCAATCTTATTCGGTATAAGATTTTTTAATAGTAAATCGATTTTACATTAATCCTTTTAATCACATGGTGCAATGATCTACCCTATCTAATCACTACCTTTTATTTGATTTATTTCGCTCTATCCCGTTTATTTTGGGCTATTACTTTATTTGATTTATTTTGGGCTATTATAGTTATTTGAGTTGATCTAGTTATTACGCACAAAAAAGCCCTCTCTATTTGAGAGGGCTTGAGAGGGCTTAGGATTGCTTACGCTACCAAGCTTGCTAACTTATCCGTGTCGAGGGCTAAAACGCCTTTAGCGCGATTCTCAGCGCTTGTAACGCCATTTGTGTTGCGATAGACCTTGTGATGATTCTCATACTCAGTAACAGCGTTGAACAAATCCCATGAGTTTTGCCCACGATTGCCCTTGCCCGAAACAAAAAGCTCGCGGATTTCATCGCGAATGTTTTCGGCACGCTTAGACTCGCCCTTGACAATACGATTTAAGCGATCAGTGACGCCATCGCTAGTCAAACGAATCGCTTTGAGATCATTAGCTAGTTCAACATAGTGAGCTTGCATAGAGTCAAACGACCCAAGCGCAAGATCGATGCGCCCTTGTGAGATGCCCTTCCAGTTAGCTGTGAAGCGTGTTACGGCATTGCCCTCTGACTTCCAGCCCATCATGCCATTAGAGCAAATCTGAACCAGCATCTGTAAACCAAAGCGATCAGAGCAAGATGAGTTAAGCGACCCGTGACGCACGATGCGGCATTCTGTATCGCGCTCGCCCAGCTTAATCGTCTTGTATGGCATAGAGATGGAATAAATAGTTCCATCAGCGCCATGACTTGAACGCATTAGTTTAATCGATGGATTAAACTCGCATTGCATTGCATTTGAGAGATCGACAAAGGGCGCAAGCAATCTGTCGAATGTTGGAATCGAGCGATCATTGCCTACTGTCGCGCTATACTCGCCATTAATACGAATCTCTTTAAACTCTACGTTCAAAGCGTGTTCAGTGATATCGAGGGCGAGGGCTTCATTTGCATTTACGTTTTTCATGATATGATATGTTTTATATGGTTTAATCTAGGTAACTATACGATAGCTACATTGCTCAATAGATAGATCAGTTTACCTTGTGTCAAATTAATTGCTTTAAAATATATAAAATAATTTTAGCTACCTGTTAGCCATTCACTTTAGAATGATTCTAAATAAGATTATCTAATACCAGTAAAATCAGATGCACATAGCTGCATGCCTATGCCCGTATATATTATTTGCATTATTTGTGAGGATTCCTGTTATTTCGATCTATTTGTGAGGATTTCCGTTATTTCGATCTATTTGTTTTATTTAGACACAAAAAAATCGCTACCCTTTCGAGTAGCGATGTAAATTGTATTACTTAATTAACTCTTTACCCTTCTGCTTGAGGCTAACTAAACCAGCCTCTTTAACAGTTATGCAAAGCGGCTTTGAAGATGCGCTTGAGCTTGGAAGCATGATCTTGGCTTGGCTAGAAGAAACCTTTACGCCGTCAACTAAATAAAACACTTTCATTGACTGACCCAAGTAGAGTCTCAAATAGCGATTGCCTTTGTGAGTAATAGCGTATGGATAGGATTCCCATTCGCCCCAAGGTAGGCTCTTAGGTTTGATTCCATTGTCTTTTACTTTAGATAGGTTACGATACTCAATACCTGTGCGAACGGTGCAAAGGATGACTTTAGTTATATCGTGCTGAGCAAAAGCTTTTAAAGGCTTCTTTTTAGATACGATTCTAGCAATGGCAAATGTGCCTTTGCGAAGTGTTTTTAATGCATTTAGTTTATTCATAATGACTTAGTTTTAATATAGCAGAATTGCTATAACGTATAAAATGACTATCGAAATGCTTGAGTCAAGCAAATGCAGAAAAAAAAATAAAAAAGATTCTAAATCAAATAATTTAAATTCTACCTAATCCCGTCGATTTCCACGGGTATGAATAAAGGGATTATGTTGACGGATAGACAGGATAGTTTTATTTGCTTTATTTCAGACTATTTGGGCTATCTATTCTATTTCGATCTATTTGTCTTATTTGGGCAGGAAAAAACCGCCACCCTTTCGAGTGACGGCTTAAACCATATTACTTACACACTTGTCTTTACATTATAAAAATCAGCCCAAAATTTACCGTCGTTATAAAATTCATAAGCGGCTTGTTTCTCATCTTCATTTTCCTGTTTAAGAAGCCAATACTCTCTAGCGTCTTCAACGGAATTAAAATGCTCTAGTATATCTTGATCGGAAAAGCATTCGACTACCCAGTGACCACCCTCATCGTAATTGGCGAGAGCGAGTTCTTTAATTTGATTTACTTTATCTTGTGTCATGTGTTTTTTTGGTTATGTGGTTAATAAATTACTACTGAGCGAGTAGTATCCTATGGCGCACAACTCATGTCAACCTTTTTTTTTAAAATAATTTGCCACCTCATCTAATGTTAAAATAGTCTTTTTGCCATTTTCAGTTACAATGAATTGGTTTAGTAGAACGTTTATACTTATCTGCATCTATTTGTCTTATTTAGTATTATTTAGATTGTAACCTTTTTGCTCCCAAGCTTTCTCTTGCAAATCAATTCTTTTAACTTCTCTATTCTCTGCTATTTGTAATATTGCGAAGCAAAATAAACTGCATAGAATAGTTGATAATGATATTAAAATAATATTATTTACAATAGTATTCTTTCTAACGCTATTTATAATTACAGTTTTCATTAGTCTGTTTCAATTGCGTCAAGATGATTTTTATGAACCCAAACTTCGTTTACATCTTTATCGCGAACAAGACATAAGTTACCCTCTTCTTTGATGATCTCTACCCAAATAGCTTTGTTTAAAATTGCTGATTTCATTTTGTTTAATTAGGTTAGTTTACTTCGAGAGGAGAAAGGTCGAGGATAGGCTCTTCGCAATCTTCGCGAGGAAGACGCTCTACGCCCTCACGCTCAAGGCATGAGTCGATGAAGTCAGACCATTCATAGTCTTGGCGGGCGATTGCTTCCCAGTATTGACAGGAGAGGTCGTGTAGTTTGTGGTAGTTAATCATGCTTACAGTATAGGTTAAAGAAGTGGCAAGTCAAGCTTATCGCAAAGTTTTTTAAACTTTTTTAAAGAGCTGACGGCTACTAAGGATAAAGGATAATCTTGGCATAGCGTTGTTCAATATCCTCAATAACCTTACGTTCGTAAGATTGAATGCTAGGTGTCCCTTCTTTGTAACCATTGCTGGTCTCGCAGTGGGTTCGGTTGCCCTTAGCATCGTATTCATTCTTCCACCAATAACCACGACTGTTCTGATAGTAGGTCTCTTTGCCGTTGGCACTGTATTCCCGCTTTCTCCAATAGCCATCGCTGTTCTCGTAGTAAGTTTGGTTGCCTTCGGCATCCCAAATCCTGATAGGGAAATCAAAATCAATCCCTAGTTCTTTGTATGTTTCGCTTAGTGGTTTCATAGTGCTTTTAATTTGTATTTAATTCCGTCAACTTCTACGACCTTTCCTTCGCAGGTCTTGGCTGAACGTGGTGTGCCTTCCTTTGTACCACAGCTGTTCTCGTAGTAAGTCTCGCCCCCATTGGCATCACGCTCGTACCTATCCCAGCAGCCATCGCTGTCCTCGTAATAAAGAACGCCACCATCCGCATCACGCTCCCACTTCTTCCAAGATTTATAGCTGTCCTCGTAGTAAGTAGGGTTGCCACTGTCATGACGCTCGTACCTCTCCCAGTAGTCATCGCTGTTCTCGTAGTAAGTTGCGTAGCCGTTGGAATCTTCAATTAAGATAGGGAAGCTAAAATCAATCCCTAGTTCCTTATATATTTCGCTTAGTTTTTTCATAGTGTTATTGTTTAGTTGATTTAGGAGTGCCTCGCTTTACGCCTGTACTGTCCTCATAGTAATCAACGTCACCATTGGCATCACGCTCCCTCCGCCGCCAGTAGCCAAAGCTGTCCTCGAAGTAGGTTAGGTTGCCTTCGGCGTTTTTAATCTCGATAGGGAAAGTGAAGTCGATCCCTAGTTTTTTGTATGTGTCGCTTAGTTTTTTGCGAGATAGTTTTATTTGATCGTTCATGTTTGTGGTTGTGGTTTAACTAGACTGTTTAACGCCCTCTTGTAAATGCTACGGAGCAGTCGATATGACCTCTAACGCCCATGTATAAATAAACGCTATCGTTTGTGCCGTGTTGGCGGGCTGATAATTCAGTGCAACCACCATAAGTTTTACGCTCGACTGTTAAGCCCTTGCATTCGTTGCGAAGTTTTCGAGCGTGGTAAAGGAAGTTCTGTTTGCTTTGTGTGTTGGTCATGGTCAATAGAATGTTTAACTTTTTTTGATTGTCAATACCCTTTTAAAGTTTTCTTCCATAACAGAGACTTTCTTTTCTCCGTATAGTAAATCAAACTTTTTAGATTCAACACCCATCTTGCGATTGTGGTTATAGTTCATCTGAGTCAAGAAGTCAATTGCTTCTGGTATTAGGTCTGTGGCTTTTTTCATATGTATATAATTTACTACACAAGTGGGCTTGTCAACTTTTTTTTAAAGTTTTTTTGCACTAAAACAAACAAAACCTTTTAAATTTTCCCTCGACAAATAGTCTAGATTGTTTAAAAGCTACTGGCAATTACATATGCTTACAAGCTATTTTATTATTTCGCCTGTATCATAGTTGTATTTGAATCTATTTAAGATACGGTGCTTTGACCTGGTTAATCCAAATATTTAGATTTGCCCTAGATACTTCTAAATCATCTAGTTTAAAGCAAAAGCTATTACTTATATCAGATCTATTTGAGTGTCCAAAATCTAGGTCAACTCTATTACTGCTAATATTATAGTTTAAGAGTTGCCATCCAAAATCAGTTTTCTTTAGAATCAAATCTAAAACTAATGCTTTTATGTCTTGTGGTAGTATATCTGTTTTCATAGTAATAAAAGTTATATAGGAAAAGGGAAGCAGTGCAACCTAAAAACACCGCTTCCCATAACCATATGTTAACCGAAAATTCTTTCCATTATATCTTTTGTCAAATCATCTTTTTGGCGATTGAATGTCAAATCGCTTGGAGCATTTTCCGTTGCAATGCTTGGAGCATTGTCGTCAAGGCTTTTCATGGCTGTGGCATAACTAAGCTTACGTTTCTTAAGTGCAAGTTTTTTGATAAGGGCGAGACGGGCATCTTTTTGAATCTGATTCACTTGGTCAATTAATTTCATTTTGTTTATGTGGTTTATAAGATCAGAATTAATCTTATGCCATGACAATAGGTAGGTGTATAATGATTGTCAATGCCTTTTTTAATTTTTTTTTAAAAAAAATAATGGAGGTGGGTGGAGTTGAACCACCGTCTTTAAATTAAATAATTTAAATCGAAACCCTTTCACCCCCCTTTACTTTAATTTATTACTATTAATAGAAGCAAGATAATTATAAATATCATATTTGATTGTATTTGCGCTAGTCTTACCCTATTACGAAGCCTGTTGCATCTTTTTTAGCCATACCCTTTTGCGCTAATCCAACGACGACGTTTGAATCATCTAAGAATCGTAAATCGCTCTTATCACCGTCAATTACTTTTTTACCTTGCCAAGTCTTAGGCAATTCATTACGGAAAACGCAAGCAACGTTTCCGCCAAGCTCTAAAATAAGTTTTACCAAGTTTTCGTTTGACTCGCTGCGCGAAAAAGTCAAGTGATAGTTGCTAGGCATTTCACCTTTAGCGAATGCCATTGCACGTTTAAAATGCTTTGTATAATCGTAAAAAGTGATTTGCGGGAAAGCCTCAAAAACTGTCTTGCCTTCATGCTTAATCTTTTCCCAAGGCAAATCGGAAAGAACGTTCAAACGTATGGCAAGTTTCAAACCTTTTCGACTCGCGCTTTTTTCGGCTTTAGTAACTTCCTCAAAAAGTTGCGTCATAAAGCCCCTCTTATCAGTGAAAAACTTTTTTGTGCGTGCAATACGTGCATCTTTAACATTAGGCATCGCGCCGCGCCCTGCTGTAAATAAGCAAGCTTCACTGCAACCTTGGCTTGCACTTGTGCAAACATTGCCAAAGCCGCCAAGGGTAAAAGGCGCAAGCTGAATTCCTAGCGTGTGCCAAGTGGTATCTTTTTCGAGTTTTGTGTTTGTGGTTAGTAGTTTCATAATCGTTATACTGTATGTTTTTTATGGTTTGTCAAGTGTTAAGGAAAAATAATTTCGCTTGCACCGTGATTAATTGCGGAAGTAATGTTTAAGCATGTTTGCGTGCTTGCGTCAATGTCAAATTGAACCCCAAGCTTAAGAAGGTTTTTTAAATCAGATAGATTAACAGTCTTCTTTCCTAGCAAGCTCTTTAAATTATCTGCTTTATCACCCGTGATATACAAGTGGTCGTTTCCGTATGATTGTTTATGTGTTATAGTTATGTTTGTCATGATCTATAACAATGCATAGTAAAAAGCATATGTCAACACTTTTTTAAAAAACTTTAAAAAAATAATTACCTTGCAAATAGATCAGAAAAGAAAAAACAAATACAATAATATATCTTGACTAGTTGCTTTATTTAATATTATTTAGAGTTATTTGGGGAATTGGGGAAAATGTTAAGCCGCCTAGTCCTAACCACAAGACTAGACGGCAACACACAACACACCTTGACAGAAAAAAGTTTTAATCTTTAGTGAAGATCATAGTGAATCGATCAGAGCCTCGAACACGTATATTGTTTACGTGTTTAAACCCTTGGGCGAGTAGATCGTCTTTCTTTCTCCAAACATCTGGCGTTGGAATAGAACTTACTTTAATTTCTTTTGTGATCATAGTGTTATGATGCAAAGGTTGATGCCGATGTCAAGAACTAATTTCGATTCCCGACGTTTTTATTCTGGCTGATGGGGTTTGGAAGATTGCGATACTTGGATCGTCCTTTAAAAAGAAATGAGATGATTTATATGGGTTGTAGCTAACGCCCTTGGCGGTTGACTCGTCAAATGAATCTGTTTCGTATCCCTCTACAAAAGCGTGGACATTCTTTCTCTTCTGCAACAGCACTCTTTGTCGCCCTGCTTCAGATACTTTAAAAGACGCTTCGATCAAGCAAATGGATTGAACGTGTCTGGTTACTCTCCAGCCCTTGTCTGTCATGGTTTGGACGGAGAGGCATTTTTTGGTTAGGTTGCGATATACTCTTACTTTCATGCTTCTCAGTATGTCTCAGTAAGATGGTATGTCAATACCTTTTTTAAAAAAAGAATTAAAAAAATTATCTACAATATATAGTATAGTAAAACATAATTGCCACTACAACTACAGTCCACATACATAATTCTTCTTGACCTATCATATTATTTGGGTTTATTTTGCACTAAATTGTTTTATTTGTGAATATTTCGGGTTAAATTGGATTATTTGGTAATGTCGCCCCACCCTAACCACAAGATGGGACGACTACCACACAACGTTACAATATAACGAGTAACAACAGAAAGATAAAAATGTATAACAAGGTGTCTACAGTGTTAAATGAATCGACTTAGGACGGCAAAATCATCTTCGGATAATTCCACTATGCTTTTTAGTTTGGTATGCCTCTCATCATTGTCATCGTTGCAATCCTCCTCTATAAGTTTTCTCGCTTCAGATTCGTTGGTTGCTGAATATACATAATTGGTATGGGTTTCATATTCGCCAATAGTAATTATCAGCTCGACGAAGTAGTTTTTTTTAGTCATACTATTTATTTGGTTGTAGGGTCTATTCCGATTCGTAGCCGTCAAACCAGCCGTCACCGTGCGTGTCATCGCGGCGGCAATGGGCTTGCGCATCCTCAAGTGTCAAGCCTTTTTTAATCGTGCGGGGTGATCCGTTGAAATGGAAGCGGATTATCTTGTATGTATTCATAGTATTTTTGGTTAGTTTGTGGTTTATGCGATTGATTCGCAATAGGCGAACTCCTTTGCCGCCTTGTGCGCTTGTTTAATGCTATCCGTAAATAGCACAGTTACATTTTTCCCCGCATCCGTGTCATTCATTATTACACGATAATCGTGGCGATCATTGCCAGTTGCAACTATGGCTTCCAGTCCGTCGTTGTTGTTTGTATATGTGAAGTAGTTAGTCATTTTTGTGTTGGTGGTTGTTGGTTTTCCAGCTTGGTGATTAAGTCCTGTAGTTTGATTAAATCCTGCTCCGTAACTTCGCATGGTTCGTCAAGAAGGCAAGCTATTTCGATGGACAGATCCTTTATGATTTCAGTTGTCATAGTATTCATTTGATGTGTTTAAGTATTATAGGTTCTATGATGTCAGACACTTCGCAAAATAGATCTTGGGCTTCTTCTGTGAGACCTTCTGATCCATCCTCCCTGTCTTCCCACACAATGTGTGCGCCCATCCTATGTTCAACAATAGCTTCAGCAATATCAGCCACAACGTGTATAAGGTTTTCTGGTTTCAT